CATCGGCTTGTACTTCATTTCGAGTGCCACACCAGTTGAATTGCCAAAGTCTTTGTCGTTCAAGTTAGTTATCATCGAGACTTGATAAAGATTATCAATGACTCGATTGATAAGATTTTCTTGCGTCGTATCAGCGTTAGGCTTGGATAAAAAGTCAACGTCTAGGTTTTCCGGTGTCTCGTTTGGATCATCGCTTTCTCTAGACTTCAGATTGATGATCCGGTAATTGCGTAGGTTTTCGAGATCATCTTCGCTAAGAATCGCGCCTAGCACTTTCATATAAGCGTCAGCGAAGTAATCGACGTCGTTCGCTTTCTCAGACATCGCTTTGTCGATCTCATCGATCAGTGGTAAAACATTCTTGATCACGCTTAAGCGCTCATCGTTTTCTACCGCTTCGATGATCGGGATCATCCCAAACGGGTTAACCACTCGAGATCCGAAACCACTAGTATTGCGACTAGTATCAGATTCCCACTGATAACTTTCAGAGAACACTGTGAGCTTGTAACTAGCAGATGCTCCGATGTGCCCATATCGCACAGCGTATAACGGCTTATGTGCCACTGTGTTGTCATAGATCACGAATGTATCGAGTGGCAAAGCATCAGTAACATAGATCTCGCTATCATGACTGTAGACATAAAAATAAGCTCTACCGTAAATGCAGGACTCTTTCCAAACTCGAGCGATCACGCTATCCATCTTGCGAGAAACATTGAACTTAGATAATGCTTCGTTTCCCAGCTCTTCCGGTAACGTCATTTGAACAGGCTTACCAACAGCAAAGCCGGTGAACGTGTCAACTAATTTCTTGGGATAGTTCAGTACAAGGCGGTTGTCTGGTTTGTTATTTGGTTTTTGCTTAGCTTTCACGATAGCATCGTGATCCGCTTTGTAATATCTGCGCATCTTAGCGTACTCACGAGCAAGTTGCTCATTTTCTAAGATAAAGCGCATGACATCAGCTTGCGTGATCTCCTGTTCGCTGTCGTAATAAAAAACGTTGTCATCACTCACGATGCAACGATCATTCAAATATTTCACTAGATACCCTCCTTGCGTAATTTGATGTTTCTTTGTTTCTTGACGTATAAGACTTTCATTGCAAAATACCGGTCAGCGTCTAAGCAGTGATCGTGTTCTTTGACTACTGCATCTTCACCACGATCAGCAGCTTTCTTGTCCCACATATAAGAGCCAAATTCTTTGAGCGTGTGTTGACTAGCTTCTGTCCATTTCATTTTTCCTAAATTCATTTGCGTCATCATGAAACGAACTCCATCCAAAACATTATTATTAGCATTGACGACGCCAAAGCCCCGATTTCGCAAAGCTTTTTTGAAGGAAGCTGCAGACGGGTCGACGATCAGCTTTACATTTTTACGGCTAAGATCATGCTCAAAGAAGAAATCTTCGAGATCATCGATGTATTGCTCATCTGTCTTCTGTCGTCCTGTTTCACGGCCGGAATAATAGTACTCGGCATTGTTGTACCAAGTACCCTTAAATAAGCTCCACAACTTGAATACAGTCGCATTTTGCGTACCGTAATCGATGCTGATCCATTGCTTTTCCCAAACGGGTTCTTTTGGGATGTCGACCACCATTTTTTCCCGGTCAAAGTTGTCATAAACCAAGCCATCGGCCATAGCCCACTGTCCCAGAATGTATCGCAGATAAAACACGCCGGAGTACATAGAGTCGTAGCGCCTTAGCGTTTCTTCAGACAGTGAAGGATTATCCTTCATCAAGAAATGAATCCGGATCGCATTCTTCTTTGCCAACTGATCTATCCACTGCAATTTGAACCAATGATACGGTGAATCCGGGTTACAGTTGAACCACGCTTTTGACCCTTCGACAGACAGACGGGATGTCGCTTGTGCCACGAAACTTTCCGGCATCAAAGCAACTTCATCAAAAAAGAACCCGCCCAAGGTGATACCTTGAACCAGGTCCTGGGATGCTTCATTAGTCCCGCCAAAAAGGAAAAAGTAGTTCGTTTTCCCGTTTTTAGAAACCGTCAACATATTTTCTGATTGATTATCCTTAACGTGGTAATGCTCAGAGATAAGCATTCGTTTTAGATCTCGGATAACGTTCCGGCGAAGTGATCCGATCGTTTTTCCGGCCATCCCAAAATTGACGCCATCGAAATTCATCATCGCCCAGCGAACGTAAGAAAACGACATAATAACTGTTTTCCCAGCACGAACAGAGCCATCAGCTATGATCGCGAACTTGTCTTTATACTGCGGTGATTGCCACCAGAAAAGCACCTGTAGCTGTTTTTTCGAGAAAGGTTTGAACGTGAATTTGACGTTAAGCTTCGATTTCGTCTTCATCGCCAAAAACTCCCTTCATCCCTTCAGCAACAGCACTTGCCAGGTCGTCTGTTCGAACTTCGTCTTCATCAGTTCCAAACTCTTCTTGTCTAATTTGTACTTCAAAAGCATTGAGCATTGCTTTAGCTTCAGCTGAATCTGCGTCTGCTTTGAGCTTGCGAACTTGTTCTGCGACGAGTGGGTCGTTACCTGGATAACGTTTCATGATTTCTCTTGCTGCGCTGATACGAGTCTTCATGTCCGCTTCTTTTTTCTCTTCAGCATAGCTTTTGCCAAACTGGACAAAAACTGTTTCTTTCGTCTCGCCACGCATGACAGCAGTTAAGAACTCTAACACTTCTTTTGCATCTGCGATCTTATGAGACTCGATCTCAGCCATTTTAGCGTCTATATAGGCTTTTATGTTGGGTTTTGTTAGGTTCTCAGCTCCTACAAATCTCGCTGACTTATCCGAATAACCAGCTTTTATTGCTGCCTGCGTTGCATTCCCGGATTTAAGATACTCATCAGCGAACGCTTTTTGCTTAGGTGTTAGCTTCTTCACATCATTTCACCCACCTCCGATTTTTTAAGTAAAATAAAAAGCCAGCCTGTTACAGCTGACCTGAATTAATTATGATTTTCATTTTCTCGTGTTTTGCTTTGTGATATATCATCGTTACTTGAAAGTTGCGTTATATTATTCATAAGAGAACCTGCTAAAGTTATGAAAGATCCTCCACCAAAGAATGTACCTATAATCGTATGACCTGTACTAATCAACCACAGGGAGCCACCCATAAACAATAAGCATACAAAAACTAATAAATACATGGAAGCCCACGCTAAACGCCCACGTCTCTTTTGCCGACTAGTTTCTAAGTGCCTTCTATGACGAGACTCATCTAACCCATTTTCGATAATCTTCTCAGCAGCTTTAGGATATAACGCTTGATAACCTGCTAATATTTTAGGATGTGGAATTGGTCCGCTATACATTTCCATTGTGGCAATAATGTTATTTTGCTCTTCTTCAGAAATTGGTAGCTTCTTTACTTGATCAATTATTTCTTGATCTTCCGCACTAATTTGCTCTTGACTATTGTTTTTTATAGTCTCTGGTAATTTACGACTTTGCTTTTCCAAAAGTAATTAATCCTCGTTTCATATCATTACCGACTTTTTGCCAATCACTATTGGTAAAACCACCATAAGTTTTAACAGCAGTTTCATTTAATTTCTTAGGTTTAATCCCCACTACTCTTCCTAAAACATTTGGAAACATAGCTAAATCATTAATTTTTTTAATTGTTAAATTAAAGAAATGCATTATAAAAAGCCTCCTTACACTATCCCGTTAACTATATAGTACAACACAATACCTACATAGTGAAATACTTTTACTTAAAAATTAATATTTTAACATAATTATAAAAGCCCAGTCGCATGGACTAGGCTTAGTGAGATAAATTGAATTGTTAGTCTAATGACTAAAGGCCTATGTTGGACTTGCACCAACACATTATCACTTGATAGACCATTTTGCCACACTCTCGGTCGTTATAGTGGCAAGGACTTATCGCGCCCGCACGCTAAACTTATTTAGCGACGCTCCAGCACGTCATGCTTTAAGCATCCAAGATGTTCTCAAAGTAAATAATCAAACTCATGTCCCAACTTTGGAACACTATCATAATATCACGATAGGATGCCTACCGTTTGCCGTTAATTTACCTATGATTTGACGCTACTTTGACGCTAACTTGACGCTTTTTAAAATTCTTTCATACGCTCATCGATCATTTGTGATAATTCTTTTAAATCATCTAACGTTGCAATGTCTCTTACATATTTACGAGCATACGACCTATAGCGGTAAATACGTTGCTTATCCTTGTTTTTGTCGCCCCATTTTTTCGTTGCTCTGTTTTGGGCTTCTGTCGTCTTTTTCTCTGTCATCGTATCAGCTCCTTACTTGCCTAAAATCTTAATCAATAACCACAAAAAGAAGTCAATTATCAAAATTACACCAGCAACCGGAAGTAAGAAATTGCTAAAACGATCCAAAGCGTCAACAATCTTTTTAATTCTATCCATGACTTTAATTCCTTTCTCGTGTATACTGAAATAGAGGGGAGACCACCCCCTTTCTATTTCAATATTTTATTTAAAGAGTTGTCTGATGAAATTTACAAGCCATTCAATGCTTTGTAATGTTCCGACTATTGTTGTTATCACTTTGCCGGTGGTTAACAATAGTTTGATAGGCGACTCTTTTTTGTGTGTTTCTCTTCTTGGTCTCACTGTTTCACCTCCCTCAACCTTATATATTTATTATACATTGTTAACCTATATAAATCAACTGTTTTTAACAAAAAAAGCCCGATTTTTCGGACTTTTTCATCATTTCATTACTCTTAAATCTAACTGATTTACTTGAACATGCAATCGTTCTGCAAATTCTATGCAAGCTGCGATCTTTAATTCGTTATATCTAGTCGTACTGTACTTTATTTTTTGAGCCACTTGCCAATCAGCTAAACCTTTGATGTAGCGATAGTAAAGTATCAGCTGATAAGTACTGCTACAACGATTTAAAGCGACATTCACATCTTCTAAAATAGACTTAGCTTTTGCCGACTCGCTACTAACATATTTGACGACCATATTTTCTTGGCCATTTCCAGAACTCGGTGCTTTCGGCATACCGTCCATGCTGACAGAGCGGAAGAAACTGCGCTGTTTATCAGCCAACCGCAATAGCCTTTCAAGATCCTTATCAAAAAATTTTTTGACTTTTTCAGCAGTCGCGACTTCATCAAGATCAGGAATTAAATCAATCAAGTCCATTCGTCCGCCCTCCTATGTTATAATTCGTAGTAGATATTTGTTTGGAGAGCGACTGCATTAGCTGCGGTCGTTTTTTTATTTGACTGCGATCACTTTGTAACGCTTTTTAAGCATTGTCTTTTTCTTTCTAGCAATAATGACCGTTGTAACACCACACCCCACAAAATCAGCAACTTCTTGTGCTATCTCAAATTCGTGTTTTTCGCCCGTCTGAGTATCAAATAGATACCATTTTCTGAAATAGCGATCCTTTCTTTTGCCTCTAGGAGCGTGGCTTTTTCCACCATGAACGCTCCAGTCGATCTTTTCTTTACCTTTTTTTGGCATACCAACTACTTTGATATACGCTTCAAAAGCCTCTGCGATCAACTTGTCTTCAGGATGTTTTTTAACGTATCTCTTCATCTCGAGTCGTTCATTCGATAGCTCATCACCATATTCCTTACTCAAGATAGTTACTGCTTCCATGAACTTCATTTTCTCGTCCTCATTAG